TAGAAAACATTGGTGACATTTCTAATATCATCTTATTGTATTGTGCTTGATTCATATCTCTACCTTGTTTCTGCATTAGTTCAGATTGAGATGCAAAGTTTTCAGCAAGGTTAGTGTAGAAGTTATCAACATCTTGTCTATCAGCCAAATCTCTTTGGTATTCACCTGTCATTACTGCTTGGTCTTGTTGATTTTCCATTTGTGCTTTTTGACCTAACAACTGCATCATCTGTTGAGCATAAGCATTGTAAGCTTGGTTCTGTGCTTGGTTAGCTCCCATATCAGCAGCAATATCCATTGCTCTTAAAGTATTAACACCTCTTGCAGAATTTCTACCTCTTTGTCTTGATGCTTCTTCTCCTAATTTAATATCAGCTAATTGTTTATCTCTATTAATACCAGAGAGTGCTTGTGCTTCTTGCATAGCTCTTAATCCTTCAGCACCAAATTCTCTAAAGAAGTTTTGATTCTTAGGAGTCATCATTCTATTTAACATAGTAGTTGTAGCAGGTGCAAGTCCACCAAACAATGTACCTGCCATACCCATTAAATCACCACGAGTATAATCTAAACCTTCATCTGACTTAGTACCTTTTTCTTTTTTAGGTTTACCACTCTTATCAAACAACCCACTAAAGAAATCACCTGTTTGGTCTACTGCTTTATTTAAAAAGTTCATAAACTTATTAGGTTTCTTAGGGTCTTCTTCAGGTAACATTTTATTACCAATCACTTCATTGTAAAGTGGATTAGGAATCATTCCACCTTTAGTATTAATGTATGGGTCTTTTGAAAGAGCAATATTTTCAAATGTATTTCCCATTATATTACTCATTACATCATAAGGATTTACACCTGGAGAATCATAAGGATTTTCTACCCATTGTCCATTTATTTTTATAAGGTTATCCATTTCTTCAATTGGAGTTCCTTGTTGCATATATCTTTTCTTATCTTTTTGAAACCCATAATCAGCTAAGTTTACTCCTTGAAATAAATCTGAACCTTCATCTGGTACAGTAATTGTTTTATTTGGATTATAAGGTGTACCTGTTTTAATTTTAGGTTCAGTAGTTGGAACAATAGTAGGTTCTATTATTGGAGCAACAGGTTCAGGGATAATTTGTTGAGTAGGAGTAACAACAGGTGCTGGAGGATTATAACTATATTTATCAAGATTAGAAAGTTTTGACATATATGTGTTATTAGCTGCATCAAGATTTGTCCAATTTTTCATGCCTTCACTCCAATAACTCCAATTATTATTATCATTACGATAATAAGTATTTGGTAAAAGTCCAGCAATATTTTGATAAATTTTTCCTACACCACTAGGAGGAGTACCATTAACAAGTTTACCACCATACATCATCATTCCCATTTGTTGCATCATAGCAGGGTCTTGCATTAAACCAGCCATTGCTTGTTCTTGCATCATACCCTGTTGAGCTTGTTGTTGCATTTGTTGTTTCTGATTAGCTTGTTCTTGCATAGCCATATCACTCTGCTCTTCTAAAGCAGCAGTTTCCTGTTGTCTTTTAAGTGCTTCTTTTATAAACTTATCAGAAGGATTTTTACTAAGTATCTTTTCTAACTTAGCAACATTAGCTTCTCTTTTAGTTTTTCTATCTGCCATAGTTTTACCATTGACTTTTAATTGTTTAGAATAAACCTTAGTTTGTTCAGGAAGTGCTACTGGTATTCCACCATTATCATGTGATGGTCCTTCAAACTCTCCCATTTCACCATTAGGTAGTTCATAAGCTTCTCCTCCCTCTACTTCAACAGGAATGTTTTGAGGTACTTGTCCACCTTGTGCATAAGAACCATACATCATTTGTTGCATGTACATTGATGGGTCAATCATGCCACCATAAGCCATAGTAAAACCTGTATTAGGTTTTGTAGGCCTCATTTCTTGTTCAGGTTCTCTAATAGCTTTAACCATATCAGTTACAGCTTTAGTTGTAAGGTTTACTAAAGCATTAGCACCTACATCAAAAAGCATAGGTGTTAATCCACCTGCCCACATTTTAGGAAGTTTGTTATTCATATCATCAGTTATTGTACCACCATAAGCTCTTTTACCCAAATTAAGTGATTGAGCATAATACTCACTTGGCGAAAGACTTTCCTTTAAAGCATTAATCATTTTTTGTCCTTTTGTTGGTTGATTTTCATCTATCAACTTTATAGTTTCATTCTTTTTAATCATTTCCTTTGGTAATTTCCAAGGTGTAGTTTTTTGTTTTGCTTTACCTTTAGGAGTATATGTTGCTCCTACTTTAACTTCAAAAGGTGATGCTTTATCTTTTTCTTTTTGAGCTTCACTTAAAGTTTTATAATCAACTCCAGCTTTAACTCCAAAACCATTTCTATTATATCCAACATTAACACCTAATTTATTAGTAGCAGGATTTTCTTCTGTAGCAAATTGTCTTTCATAATTAGCATCTGCATTAAAGTTTTTACCTCTATACCCAACTTTAGCATCTAAACTTCTGTTTCCAGTTTCTTCTTCAAGGTTTAAATTTGTTTTGTAATTTACATTAGTTGCAAATTTTTTACCTTTATAACCAAGTCCTGTTCTAACATCAAAGTTTTTATTTTTATAATCAACAGCTGCATTACTAGTGAAGCCTTGTTTTTCAGGAACAAAGTTAAGATTAAAATTATAATTAGGGTCAAGTTTATTTCCAGTAAATCCAAGATTACCAGTAAATCCTTTTTTAGAATAACCTAGTTTAGCATCATGTATAAGTGGATTTTGATTATCTCTTGATATTGCATAGTTAGCAGTAAGACCATTTCTATCATAATTTAACAATCCTAAATTAAAATTAGAATTATTTTCAGGAGCAGTATTAGATTTAAAATTATTAGGATTAGGGTTATTTTTTTTATTGGCATATTTAAAATTAGTACCTATACCTTTTGTTGTAAAATCTACTCCAAGATTATAATCATCTCTGTTTCCTGTAAATTCAAAATTACCTGAGGTATCACCTTTATCATAACCAAGTTTAGCATCATAGTTATAAAGCTCATCTTTTTGTTTTGATGCTTTAAAGTTTGTATCAAATCCTTGACCTCTATATCCTACACCAAAATCAAAGTTAGGATTTTCTTTATTAAAGTTATAATTGTAATCTCCAGTAAATCCATACTTATCAAATCCTAAATTAAACTTTGCATTAGGATTATTTTCAGCTGTAGAGTTTGTATAATCAGCACTACCTTTAAATCCAAATCTATCTCTATATCCTAACCTTGTATTAAAGTTTAATTGTGAATTAGGATTATCACTAGCAAATGTAAAATCTTTAAGAGGAGCTAATTTTCTATCACTAGTTATACTTGTCATTTGATTAAATGGACCTACTTTATAACCTAGTCCAACATTACTTAAACCAGATGACATTCCTCTTACGTTAGGATTAAATCCTGGTTGTCTTAAACTTTGATTTAATCTTTCTTGATATGGATATACAGTTCCACCATTATCCATTTGTGCTCTAATCTTTCTTTCTTGCTCTAACATTTTTTTAGTAGGCTTTTTACCAGAACCTTTATTAGCTCTAATATTATCCCACAATCCTCTTTTAGAATAAGAGCCATCTGCTCTTTTAATCATACCACCTGTTCCATACTCATCTTCACTTGTTGCAAAATTATTATTTTGTAATACCGATTTTTTCTTTTTCATAGTATTAGTTATTATACCACCATTAGCAGCAGTAGACATAGGAGTATTATTTTGATTACTTACAAAAGAATTAAACATTCTAATTACATCTTCTTCTTTAAAAGGAATCATTAAATCTTGTATTTGTGACTTTAATGAATTTTCTTTACTCATACCTTTTAAAGGAGTAAGTTCTAAATTCTTTTTTAATTCATCATAATGTTTCTTTTCAAATCTTTCATTAACTGGGTCATACATGTTATTATCTAACATCCACTTTCTAACAGCATCTACTCTTGCTTTTACTTCAGTAGGTCTTTCATAATATTCTTTGTCATTATAAACTTCTTTAAAATCTTCTGGTAAATTAGCTTCATCTATTGTAAATGGATTATTAAAATACTTTAAACCTCTACGACCTAATGTAGAAGCATGAGAAAGTTCATGTAATTCTGTAGCTGGTAAATCTTGATTTTCATTTATAAATACAGTATGAGGATTATTTACTTTACTCTTATAAGACCTTATATTTTTAGCATAATTTAAAAGACTTTCTGTAAGATTTGGATTATCCATTATAGTAGTATAACCATAATTTTCTATAAATTTTTCTTTACTTTTTTCCAATTCTTGTAGTTGAGCATTCATTTTATTTTTTTCATCCTCAGAAAATTGAGGATAATATACTCCTTCCCAAGCTCCTTTGTCAGAATTTTCATAATCACCAATCTTAACAGTATTTAAATTATTATTTATAAACTGTCTGTAATCATCAGCTTCAGTAGATATATCTGCTACAGGTTTATTTGTCATCATAGCATACCTTTCATTAAACAAAGGACTGTTTGTCATTTGTTTTAAAAAGTCTAATGATGTAGTATTTGTTGGCTCTATTGGTCCACCTGTTTTATATTTAGGAAGTTTCTTTTTCGTATTAGTTATTTTTCCTCCCATAGCTTTTAATCCATAACCTGTTAGCCAATTAGGTGTAGGATTAATTATGTATTGGTCTGATAATTTATAACCCTCTATTAAATCATTTAAAGAACTTGAAGAAGCTCTTGTATCAAATGGATTTTCTTTAACGTATGTTTTTTGTCCTTTAGATAAATATTCATCTGGTATTATTCTTTCTATTTCTCTAAGTTGTTTATTACCTACAAACATTGCAGCATCATCAGGTAGCGTTGCCATACCTTTTGGAACTGCTGTTGCAGAAACATATCCACTACCAGGTCTACTTTTTAAATATTCTTTTACATAATGTCTATCTGTTGTTGACCATTTACCAGTATATTTTGAATTAGGTCCAACACTACCAAAGTTAGGTACATTATCTGCTTGCCATCTATATAAAAATTCTACATCATTTTCTTTTAAAGCAAAAGGATTTATCTTATATGTATTTTTTAAAGGTGTTTGAGTAGTTAAATATTTACCTGTTGTGTTTGCTAAATTTTTAAAATTTTTTGATTTAGTTAATGCTTTAAAACCTTTTCCTGTTAAAATATCTAATGGTACATCTATCCCCATTTGTATTAAAGGATTATCAGACACTAATGCACCAGGAGTCATTTGGTCATTAGTAGGTAACCATTTTTTATCTTCAGGTGTTAGTTGACTCTCTAATCCCATATCTTTCATTGACCTTGTTAAATTAGGCAATGCAGAATAATAATCATTTCTGCCTGATAAAGCTTCTCCTAATAATGCTAATGGAGTATTCATTACTTCACCAGTATATCCCAATACTGTACCTACTCCTTTAGCTGCTCCTTTTGCAAAATCACCTGTACCTTTTCTAACTTTATCTTGAGCTTTACCTACTCTTTGCTTTTTATAAAATTCATCCCAAAGTTTATTCATACTTTTTGGAACACTTACCCATTCTTGGTCAGCTTCACTCCAAACTATATCACCATCTTCAAACTTATCTTCATACATTTGAGCATAATTAGGAGAGTTGACATCGTAAATTTTACTGTCAACTTGTACCTGATTTTTTTTAAGTTTTTTCTTTTGCTTACTCATTATCTAAATGATTGTTGTTCAGTTTCAATAATAAAGTTAGTAGTTAGTTCTACATCCTCAAAGTTAGTGAATCTTAATCTCATTACTAAATATTTATCTCTAAAGTTTTCTTGGTCATACCAATCTTTGTTTACATTAATTGCAGCAGGATTAATAACTTTATCAATAGGATATTGAGAAGATATAGCTGACCAGTCTTTAGTAAACATAGGAATAGTATAATTAATTCTTACATCTCTAAAATCATTTATTCTCCAATCTCTTTCAGCTCTATCTATTACAACTGATGTAGCATTGTTAGTAGTTTGATTCTCATAAAAATCTGCTGGGTTAGCTTGTAAATTTTTAGCAATCAATTGTACTTCACCAGATATTTGTCTGTTATTATAAACTGTTAATCTGTTAAATGTAACATTTCTTTCTTCATAATAATCTTGATTTACTGCATCATATTTCTTAGCAATAGTTTGTAACATAATATCTTCCCATAGTCTTGTAGTTATAGGATTAGATACTGATACTGTTTCAATTATATGTGAGTAAAGAGTATCATAATACTTTTGATATAATCCTTGAATATTATGTTCCCACTCTGTTTCTCCATCAGCTGAGTAAAAAGTATTTTGGTCTTGAGAATAGAATAGTGGAAGATAAGAATGAAATGATACCCAAGTTTTAGTTAGCAATGAAAATGAAATAGTAAATGATTTATTTTCAAAAAATGTAGCATCATTAAAAATAATGTTTGTAAAATCTTCTTTAAATCCATAATACACAAAGTTATTAGTGTCTATATTAAAATATACTGAACCAGGAATTAATCCTACATAACCAGCATCAATACTTATTATTTGAAAATTATTTACATAGTTAGGTCTTAATAAATAATCTCTTTTAGTAAAGATAACTCTTTGATGTCTTGGGTCAAATACTGAATGAATACCTATACCATTAGGATTATTAGGATTGTCAGCATTAGGGAATACTTCACCTGTAAGGTCAAAGAATTGTTGAGCAAGATATGGTTTAAGATATTCTTGAAACCAATTATACATACCCTCACCACTTATTTTTGCTAACCCTCCTTCTGCACCACTAACAAGATATAAACTCTTTTCATATTCAGAAGCATAGAATATACCAAGAGGTGATTTAAGAATACTCCATTTATGATTAGTACCTGCACTACCCATATCTGAATCTACTAATTTTCTTGGAGGTATTGAGAAGTATTCTCCAGTACCTATAAATGTAACTACTTCATTAACAATACTTTGTTGTACATTTTGAGGTAGTAACCATAAACACTCTTCAGTAAATACAAATAATGAATTATTCTTTCTTACTAATCCTGTAATACCACCATGCTCTGCTTCTATATCTCTATAATTGTTAGCTAAAAATACTCTATAGTTATCACTTAGTTCTTCTTGAAAACTTGTTTCAGAATAATATACTCTATCAGGAAAAGACTCTAAACAATCTGAACAACATTCATAATTTGATGGTAATGGAAAATAAACTTTTTGTTTATCCATTCTACTAAAGTCAACATTATAGTGATAAACTTCAAAACAACATATTCCTTTAGGAAGAAACTTTTTATCATCTTCACTAAAAAATAACCATCTATCTCTAAAATAATGTTCTATATCTTGTGTGTAATTGTAATAAGAACCACATACATTACTTTCTATTTGTCTTAGTGCAGTATTAATTTCTGATTCTACATATACACCTACAATGTGTTCATTAGCATAAAATACTGCATTTCCAAAACTTGCTGATAAATTATCTAATTCATTATCTTGACAAGCTTCATCTAATTCAGAATTTTTAAAAGCATTCCAAAATCCAGCTATTGTAGTTGCAAGTACACCTACACCTCCTACAATTAAAGCTCCTAATGTAACCCAAGCAGCTGCAAATACAGGAAGTGCTGCACCTGCTGTAAATATTGTAATTATTGCAGCTACAGCTATTCCAAGAGCAACAAGTATCTCATCAATAAATCCTGAAAATGATTCTCTTACTAATGAGTTAGATAAATTAAAATGTGTAATAGATACATCACCTGCATACAATCCAAACTCACTAGTTATTGAAGGTGCAGTTAACATACAATTATGCATCTTATAATACTTAATAGAATTTAATTGACAATGAACATTTCTATCTACCCTCATTGTTATATAAGGAATATCTCTTGTTTCAGAAAGAGGAAATAACTGCCCAGTCTTAATCATTTGTACTCTATTAGACCAAGACACATTATACATTCTTCTACCTGGTTCATAGTTATCATCATAGGATAATTGGTCCATTGATAACATCTTAAGTTTACAAAGATTTCTACCTCCCCAACCATTATTTACACCATTATAGTTTTGTACTCTAACTTCTATTACACTATCCCAATCACTAATAAATGAACCTAATCCATCATATCTTTCTTTATACAACACTCTATTATTGTATTGAAATTCATTTTCTATTTTAATATATTCAGGAACAAGTATATCATTATTATATAAAAATCTTGGATTTAATATATACCCATGTCCTGAACCATCTCCATTATTACGAGTAAAATATGAAAATGTAGTATAATTAAAAGCATTAGTATCTGTTCTTCTTGCTTTTCCTCCTATACCTGCATCAAGAATAGTTCTATTAAAAGAATCTCTTTCAGCTCTTACAAAGTAATGACCTACAATATCAGGGTGTGGATATTCTACATTAGTAAATTTAATTCCTAAAGGTTTAATTGTAGTATTGTTTACATAATTCTGATAAGCAAAATTAACACTATATGTAACAGTAAATTCAGCACCCCAACTAGTAATCATTGTACCACTAAATAATACAGCACTATATATATCATTAGGGTCATCTCCTAATTCAGTAGCTATTGTAAAAGTATATGAATCATTATATAAATCTGATTCTAAAATACTTACAGTTACAGGAGTTTGTGTAGTTGGAGGAGGTACATTATAATCATAAGTAGTAGTTAAATCAATAGCATTACCAGGGTCAGGCCATACAAATCCATCATTTAAAGTAACTGTAACTGATAAGTTATAAAATGAATTTATTGAATTATCATTATCTACATGGTGTTCTAAAGTACGAGAAGGAAATCTATGATGTCTAATTGGTGTATTAACAAGTGCATTACCACATATATCTTCTCCCCAATAATCACCTGATGCACAAGAATCTATATCTTCATAAACTGTATCTCTACATTCCCAATATGCCATTTGTCCTTCAACACCAGGGTTAGTTGCAATAGCAGTTTCAGATACTCTCCATTTTTCTACAAATGGTGCAGCATTATAATTAGCAATAGCTGTTGGGTCATTAGGAACAAGATGTTCTATATTATGATTCCAAGGACTAATTAAACTATCATCATTTGTAGATTCACAATTACCAGTACTCCAATTCCATCTTTGATTTTTAGGTGGTCCAGGAATATGATATGCAGGAGATTCAAATCCATCATCAAATACATAAACTATACCCATAGCATATACTTCACCACCCATAAATCCAATAATCTCATTAGGTGAAATAGGATTTTTAGGATTACCTATTTCACTAATATCTACATCACCTATTTCTTTTACAATATAACGAGAATGTATTTTAGAAGCATATTGTTGAAACCCACAAAAGTTTACTTGTTTACCTTTTGTATTAGCAAGTAATAATTTATTTTCTAACTGCTCAATGTGTCTAGCAAGTTCAATATCAATTTTACCTATTTTAATTTCTTCAACAGATATTTCTGTATAACCATTTAATCCACCATCAAATATAAATGTAGTTTGTTCAATAGGTATATCAGGAGATACAAGAGTCTTGTTTACTAATCCTGAAAATTGAGTTGCTTGAATTGCAGCAATTCTATAATAAGCAAAGTCAGGGTCTAAGTTAGATAAATTAAGTTGTATTGATTTATTTGTTCTTCCTACAACTCCACCTAATCCATCATATTCTAATTGAGATGAACCATTAATAGAATTATAAGATGCAAAAGTACTATCATGATAAATATTAACAGGTCTTGAAGTTACAATCCAATTAGTAGGATTACCATCTTCATTAAGTAATTGAATAGCAAAATTATATGAACCTGCTTCTAATTGACCCCCACTATTTAAAACTTCTGTACTAGAAAAACAAGGTATTTGAAAATCTTGAATCAAATTAAATTTAGTACAATTCCATTTCTCACCTACAAATGGGTCAATAGGATTATTTAACCAAGCTATATATGCATCACTATAATAATCTTCTAACTTAGCAAAGTTAATTTGTCTTACAGAATTTAATCCATCAGTAAAATATACTACTGTTTCACAACCTCTTCTTAATCTATATGTTGCATCTATCTGATATTCAATACTAAATCCTAAACATTCAGAATTTACTATTTGAATGTACTCACAATTCTTTACTGTACCTATTTCACTATTAGTTCCATTAGTACTAAAGATAACTATCTCATTATCTTTAGTATAAACTTTACCTATTCTAAAATATCCATTAGGAAGAGTGTAACATTCCTCATTTCCTTTTTCATTAGATAACATAGTTCTGTTACCCTCACTTGTTTCATTGACAGCATTAAGTGCATATCTATATGATTCTTTAGGTTGGTCAACAGGATTAACATCCTGCATCATACCTTTATGTGGTCTATTTACGTTGTTATCCATTAGATATAAGAATTATAATATCCTCTAAAATAGTTTCTAAAGTCAGGGTCATTAAATTTACGAGATTCTGGTCTAGACATTTTACCAAAGAATCCATAGTACCTATTCATACGAGGTAACATATATTGTCTTTGTTCAAGAATGTTCTGCCATTGGTCAACACCTTTAGGCATCATAGCTCTATTACGAGCTTGTTTACAATACCAATGCCAATCCTGTTCTGCCTTTTGTAGTTTACCTACTGACCCATCTCTATTGGTATAAAACTCTCTTTCCATTAACTTCATTACTACATATTTAGTAATAGCAGTTGTGTAAGCATAATGGTCAGGTATCATTGGGTAACCTTGGTCATCAACAACTTGTCTTACATGAGATAATACTATCTGACCTTTCTCAAAAGAAAATCTAATAGTATCTCCATTTATAATAGTGTATTCATCAAACACTCCTGAACCTGCATTATATAATTTATCCTGGTCAGGATTAGAACATACAAGTGAATTAAAAAATGTATGGTTAGCAAGTCTTATAACTGAAAAACATTTGTTGTACAAATAAGATGAAGCATAATATCCTACCTCATCTCTTAAATCAAAATATGGTCTATAATATGCTAAGTCATATTCTTGTAGTGGTTTTCCATCACAATCAATAGGTACAGGTATAGCTGCAGGAAGTGGTGCTAAAGATGAAACTTCTTCAGATAAGTTAAGTACATCAGATGGACAAAGACCACATTCTCTTATATCATCCCAACATATATTTCTTACTACCTGTACAATAGCATGAAGTCCATTAGGAAGAGAAGCCTGATGATTTCTTACTTCTATAAATGCAACTGCTTCTTCATAAAGAGTAATGGCACCAATAGCTTCTAAAGCTTCAGCAGTCCATTCAATAACATCTGATTCATTTATATTTTCTAATGAACCAAAATCTCTTCTAAGTTTACCAAGTATTCTATTTACAGATACATAGGGTGTAACTTCATTACTCATAATTTACGTTCTTTTAAAGCTTTTAATGATTTAGTATGTAAAGCATCTCTTCCTTCAAGTATTAGATATTCAGTTCCATTTATTATTCTTTTAGCCAACTCTCTTTTACTTTCTCTATTAGGACAATAAGTATAAAAATATTTATTACCTAATGTTACTGCTGTTCTTGACCACATAAATCTATATCCTATACCATCACTATGCTCATTAAAATTATATATTTTCTTTTGTTGTAGTTTAGATTTCTCACAGGATTCCCATAACTTTTTAGTTTCTGTCCAGTTAATTGATAACCCTGATATTCCCCAATCAGTAACTTTTATATTTCTTTTTTTACCTACTACTTGTACTGCCCCAAGTTTGCCTGGCAAATAAACTGTTTCACCTTTTAAGATAGATTCCATTATAAAATCATTGAATCCATTTAACAATTTAAGATATTCAGGCTTAGTAAGTTTTCTTTTAAATTCTGATTTCTTAAAATAATTCTTGTATGCTGTCTGTATTGATTCTAATACCTTTCCTTTACTCATTGTTACTTAGTTGTTTGTTCTGGATTATCTTTTGTATTATTAGATGAATCTTCTTGTGCTTGATTAAACATAGCTATAAGTTCTTGAGTACTTAATTCAATAGCTGCATCTAACATTGAGTTATCTAAATGAAACTCTTTATCAAATACAGATTCACAAGAATCTACTACAGGACAATACATTGGATAAGTATATCCTTCTATTGGGTCTTCTAATAGTATTTCTATTCTAATTACTTCTGCATCATTCTTTGCAGTAACATAAAGATACTCACCTGAAATAAAATAATCAGGTTTATGAGAAGTATATTTATCAAACTGTTTATACTTTTTATCTTGCCAGGTTAGTTCAGAATACACTACATTACCATCTAAAGATGTAACACTTTTAATAATGTGTCCACTTATACCTGATATTGGTTTAGGAAGTGGATATTTAGTTTTAAATATACAACATCCAAGAGGAGGAATACAAGGACATTCTGATATAGGTGCTTTTACAAGTTCTACACAAGGCAATACCTGATAGTTAATACTTGCAATGAATTGTCTTTTATTTACTTTTTCATAAAGTAATCTTCCTCTAGTAGATTTAAGTTTGCTGTAAATATGTCTTGAACTTAATCTGCTATCATCAGACTTAACACCTTTAGAATATAAAGCTTGTATTCTTTGTATGACTTCTTTAATTAACATTGTTGTAAGTAATCTTTTAATATAGTAGTAAAATCATTACAATTTCTCAGTTCATAAGTTCCATCTGTTCTTAACCAAATTATTAGTCTTTGTTTAGCATACAATTCTATTTCTTCTAAGAGTATTTGATAATAACTCAATTGAATTTGATACTTACAATAAGGAGTATTTGGAGTATAACTAAATGGTTCTAAAAGATAACCATACTGTTTATCTAAATCATAATTAGTTTTGTAATCAGCAATAACTATTTCTCCAAGTTCATTATCCCATAACAATAAATCTGATGTACCAGCGTAATTATACTTTTCAGAATACATTTTAAGTTCAGTAGTTAATACTGTATATTTACCTGATAATATATTCTCATGTATAAATTTCTTAACAGCTTCTTCTTGTCTGCAATTTGGAATTAACTCATTATCAACAATATAGTTTTCTGCAAACAAGTGCACTTTAGTTCCTTGGTGTGCTGCTTTTTCTCTTTTGTTTTTCCACTCTAAAAGTATCTCACTTGGTTTAACTTGTAACTTTCTTGCTGTATTTCCTGCAGCTTCTTTTTCATTAAAATCAGGAGTATGTTGTTTAATCATTCCTGTTGTAGAAGTAAGCAATTTATTTTTTACTTTGTACAAGTGTCTTCCTTCTTCAAATTCTAAATCTAAAAATGCATTTTGCAATTTAAATTGAACATCGTTTAAGTTTAACATAAAAAGATATTTGTTAATTTTAACAAATATCTTAATTTTTATTCATAGTTTCAACTTAATCTTAATTATTCTTTTCTAATCTTTCAACTAATGTAAGTAACTTTTTCATTAATGCTGTATTGTTTTCTATAACGTGATTATTAGAACTAACTGTATCTAATAATGTTTTTCTGTCTTCTGAAACATATTTTAAAAGTTGGTCTTCTATTTCTTTTAAACGAGTTTCATTCTTTTTATGAAGAACAAAAAACTGTTTACCCATAAAGTAAATAATACCAATCATAATAATAGCAAATACACCTAGTATGCCATAGTTAGTTAAATAGCTTATCTCTTGGGGTACTTGTAACAATAAGGATTTCATTTAGTTTTGAAATTTATTATGTGATTTAAACTCAACTACCGGCAAATGCTTTACCCACCAACAGTCTATATTTTTGTTTTCAAATATTTGGTGCAATGGCAAAATCCAATTTTCTTCTGCATCTAATACAGGAGTAAATGGCTTATATTCATCGTAAAACTTATCAGACAAATATAATCTTTCTTCTTCATCTAATATACCGCCTAACATAATTAAAATTTTTATTATGGATGTAATGGAGGTTCAGGTTTAGGTATATATTCAATCAAAGGCAAATCTTTGACCCATTGGAACTCAGGAGTTACACATTGGTCAATCTCTTCAACTGAAATTATCCAATCGTCATTTGCATCCTGTATTGGGTTGAAATAGCTGTCTTCATCATATAATTGACCGACAAGGTCATTTTTTTGTGATTCTGTTAAAAGTCCTACGTATATCATACTTGTCTACCTAAAGTTGTTTGGAATGTTTGTATAGCTGTATAATAATTTGTCATTTCAGACGATAACAAAGGTTCACCATAAAATGCAAATGCCATTTGTTGTGTGCTAAAATTAGTAATACTGCCTAAATCATTATATGCACCAAGTGAAAATGTATTTACAGTTTCAGGACTTGAACTGCTTGCAGTTGTAGAACCAACTAAAATTGTTGAATTATTATTTACATACCATTGTGTTGCTGTACTTCTTGAATGACCAATTAAACCTGTAACCCCACTAATATTTTCAGTCCTATTTCCTGACCTAATATTTGAAGTAGTAGGCAATGAATTAGTTACTCTAATCCAATAAATACCATTTCTCAATCCTGTTGATGCTTCAGTAGTATTTACTGCAAAAGTTGGATTTGTTCTTAAATAAACTCCATAAGATTGTAAACCTGTTGTTGTTACATCATCTGTATTAAAAAATGTATTAGCGTAACCATTTGTACCATTTGGTAATGCACCATTAGCACTATGTGTCCAACCACCATTAAATACCAACCTAAACGCTGCATTAGTATCTAAAGGATTTTTTAGGTTAAACTTGTGAGTAGTAGCAGTACCACCAACAAATGGATATATAGCTTTCATCTTAGTCCAAATACCATAGCCTTTCATATCAATTACTAATGTATTGATAGCATTTTTCTGAGTGTTATCTGTTATGCCTGCTGCCGTAATAAAAGTCTGTGCATCAGGGTCAAAAGATGACTTAGCTTTTATATAAGTTCCTATTTTAGAACTTGTATTTCCTGCTTTTATATATGCTTTCATCTATGCTTTAGTAATGTTTAAGTTAATAACTGCTGCTGTATTTACTGTAACTGTTATCTTGCTACCTACTGCAATAGTATTTGTAAGTGTATAAGCTGCCCCATCATCAAGTATTGTAGTAGTAGGACTATTTAAAATATTGCTTATTGTGTTAATCTTTAAAGCATAAGGTGCATAAAAATCTACAGTAAGTGCATCCATTAACTCAATTGTATAAAGAATATTTGTTGACTCCCAAACAGCAGCACCTGTAGTATTATCAGTACATGTATAAGTATCTCCATTATCTAAAGACCATTTACTACCAACTAAATAACCTAATGTTACATCATCAGTTACTGTAGGAGTTATATTAAAGTTATATAAAGACCATCTGATGTAGATGCCATTACCATCCATTACATACAATCTCCCTGCTTCCCACTTTAACTCATAACCAACAGCACAAATCTGAGCAATACCTTTACTTCCACCAAGCAATGCATCTATAGTACCTTCTCTGAGTCTTGAGCTATTATTAAACAAAACACCTTGTGTTGTATCAAACTGTATATCATTTGGTCCTGATGTATTACCATTTCCTAATACAGTTTCTAAATCACTAGAACCACTTCCTGCTTCATAGTAATCAAAATTTCCAGTAAATGGATTTAATTTATATGGCATAGTATTATGTTTATTATCTGATTTCTCTAAATTTTACTGCTCCTCTACATGCTTGTGTTCCACTTAAACTTTTCATAATTAAAGTAATTGTACCTAATGTTCTATGTGCACCTGCTTGATTTAATGTAATTGGATATCTTGAATTGATTGCAGTATTAGTAACTGACTTTACACTTCCACTTGCAGGAACCCATCCACCATCTATTTTAACTGCATAAGCACCACTTAGTGTACCAGCTGTATTATATTCTGTACTTGAATAAGAAGCACTAACATCATTAAATGTAGTAGTACCTGTTAAATCTTGACCAATTACTAAATGCCATTCTACAGGTTGATTTCCTCCATTATAAACTTCAACATCAATAAATGATACCCTTGACCTATTAGTTAATCCATTAAATAAGAGTTTAGGTCTTAAAGTTAATATATGAGTATTAGATGTTAAAACATTTACAGAACCACTCATTTGTTGAAATGTATATCCAAACTGATTAACATCATCAGTACCTCCTTCAGATATTACAGCAGAACAAAGAAAATACATTGAAGTAGTTGCTGTTGCAGTACATGTCATTCCACATCTTACTGGTAAACTTGCATAAGCCAAATAAGGATGCAATATAAGATTTGAATGAACAAATTCATGTGCATACACAATAACACCATCAATATCAAAACCTATTCTTACTCTACCTGCATACAATGCTTGTAAATCTATTACAAGTATTTGAACTTTATCTGTTGCTAATGTAACACCACTTGGACCAGTACCATCTAATTTATCTAAATTCCATTCTGATTGTAACTTAGTAATATTACCTTGTGATGTACTTGAATACAAAGTAAACTGTTTTTGTGAACCATCTAATTGATATTCTATACCATTAATACCATCAGAGTAACCTGCAAACTTTAAAACATTTGATACTCCCTCAACAAAATTAAATGTTATAAATATTAATTGTGATTTACCTGGTTGATATGGTAAGTATTCAAAGCTTTGCATATATGCTTTTCCACCTGTGGGAGTAGATAAAAAAGTAATATCTGCATGTCTATTTGTAACATCATGAGATATACTTGCTCCACTTCCATTTGTTATTTGTTCATACAAAAGAGGTACAAGGTCATAAGTCAATTGTGCATTAAATAACGTAAGAGGATTTGAAATTCTTAACCTACTAAATGCATCAAAGTTTGGGGTATCAGAAAAACCAATATTTTGATAACTACCAACATTATCTAGTTTTCCTGTATAGGGATTAATTCTATACATTATGTAATAGTTATATTTGTA